ATTAAGCTAACTTAAATAAGATTGCAACACTTTATTTGTAAAAATGTTGTTTATTTGTTAAGATAGCTGAATGGATAAAACTTCAACAAGAGCAATGATCGCCCTATTGGGTGGGCCTACAAAGGTAGCAAACCTAGTAGGAGTAAGCGTTCCAGCCGTATCTATGTGGCAAAACGGCATTATTCCCTATGACAAGCTGGTAATCCTAGCCGCTACGCTAGAAAAACAAAGTCACGGTTTATGGTCAAGAAAACAACTATTTCCGCTTTCTTACAAAATGATATGGCCTGAATTAGATTAGTGCTATACTTTAGGGGCAGAGTGATGTCTGTTTAATTAGCGGTTCAGGAAAAGACCCTTTAGGGTTGCTTTGAGTGTTTACTAAATGACCTGAACCATTTATTAAACAACATCATCTTAGAGCAACCTTAAGGGGTTTTTCTATTTCTGCCTAGCCCGTACTCATTGGTGTTGCTACGGTAAAGGCTGTAAATACCCCTAGAAACTACTAGGTGCTAATGCACCCTTCCCTATCCGTTATTGCTTGGATAGTCAGAAGAACCGTCCTGTATGGATAGACCGATGATGTGATAAAGACAGACCTAGGCACGACAAAGACATCGAAGCAATAATTTGAGCCAAGAACTCAGCAAGACTGACAAGCTATTCCTCATAGTAGGGATAGCTATGTCCTGAATCTTGCAATCCTGACAAAAAAACAACACTTATAAATAATTTGTTATTATTAAGACAACTTAACATATACTTTCTTACATGGAAAACTTAATGTTAATTTTCTCTGTTGGAATCTTTGCCATACTTGGTGCGGTATTGCTTCTTTTGTTCATCATTCTTTATTGGGTAAAAACATGACTTGGAACTTACGATTAGTAAATATGAGTAACCCCTATGAGGATTACTTTGAAATCCGTGAAGTGTATTACGACAACATGGGTAAACCCATTGCACACAGTCAAGCATCTATTGGTGGGGAAGATAGGCTAGAAGTTGATAGATACATTGAACTGGCTAAACTGGCACTTGATAAACCTATTTTAAAGTTTGCAAACAATGAAGATACAAGTAAAGATACTGAAAGAGAATAAAGATGGATCGGCTAACGCTGAAGTTATCTTTGACAAACAGGGACTTGAAGTTCTTGTCCAATGGGGAATTGTTGCTTTGCTTACCCAAGCAGTTGATGAATACGCAGTTAGACCTGATGAAAGACCTGTTATCGCCAAGCCTAAAGTTCGGGTTAAAAAATGATTGAAACTTTAGTTAAACCCCAGCCGCTAGACAACGACATTGCCGTAATAAAGATATTGCAATTGATGGGTCAGTTATCTTTAAACGACATTGAATACATCACCAAAATAACTTTACAAGTAAGCAATTTAATAAGCGAGAAATCACAATGACCTTTGCTGTTTTCTATGGTTTGTATCCCCGTAAAATGGCCCGTAAAGACGCTGAAAAGGCTTGGAAGTCTATGACTGCCGATGAGCAAGAAAAAGCCATAGAAGCCCTGCCACAGCATCTTAAATACTGGAAGATAAAAGAAACCGCTAAAGACTACATACCATATCCTGCCAGCTGGTTACGGGCTGGTCGGTATGATGATGAACTTGACATCGAACCTTTAAAGAAACCTGAATTACCGTGGTATTCAAGCGAAGAATTGACGGCTAGAAAAGCCCAAGAAGTCAATTGCCCTGCTTATGCTGGAGAAGCATGGGCGGCATGGCGGTCTAGGATTGCTCAGAAAATAAAGCAAATTGAAGCCTGACCCGTTTAAGGGAATGATTCACGGGATCATACACAGACCCAAAGCAGTAAAACAAATGTATCTTGTAGATTGGTACATTGGTGTAGCAAAGAAGCGTGGCTGGGATGCGGTGGTCAAGTTAATACAACAAAACCCCAAAACCGAAGCGGAAATAAAAATGTTAATTAAAAAGAGATTAGGAAAATGAGAGAGATAGACCCCAATAAATGTATAGACTTTATCCTTGAAAACGCAGGTAAGTACGCACAAGCTAAAGGTGAATTAGCCCAGCTAGAAACTTTTAAGAGTTCACTCAAATCCATTATGATGAAGAAGTCAGGTGAACAAACCATCGGAGCACAAGAGCGTGAAGCCTACGCCAGCCAAGAATACCAAGATTTATGCAATTCTATTGGCACGGCTACAGAAAACGCAGAAAAACTCAAATGGGAATTAGAAGCCGCACGGCTCAGACATTCCACATGGCAAACCCTAGAAGTATCTAACCGCAATCAAGATCGCATACTTAAATGAGAAAAAAAGGGTCTAAAAACAATTATCCTGAGCAAAGAGATAGCGATTATATGGATGTTGTTGATATTGCAAAAGAATTGAATATTTCTAAAACAGAAGTTCAATCATCATTAAAAGCCATATTTCGTAAATTTAGAAAACATATGAAAAACAATAATTTAAACAAAGAACATTTTTTATGATTCATTATCATGGACTTCCTATAACTCCAGCTACAGTTGCTAACTACGCTGTGCAAGCTGGTCATGCGTTTGTGTCTTATGCCCATCCTGATCAAATTGGAACTGCTATTGAGGTATGTCAATCATTTGCTATAGACAATGGGGCTTTTAGTGCTTGGAAAAACGGAAAACCGATAACTAATTGGGATGCTTATTATGATTGGGCATTAAACCTTAAAAAAGTGCCTTCTTGTGATTTTGCTGTCATTCCTGATGTAATTGATGGCACAGAAGCTGACAATGACGCTTTACTTGAAGATTGTCCATTGCCTAAATGGTTTGGTGCTCCTGTATGGCATATGCACGAATCATTAGAAAGGCTGGAACAACTGGCTAATTACTATGTTCGAGTTTGTATTGGCAGTTCAGGAGAATACGGAGTTGTTGGTACAACCGCTTGGTGGTCAAGAATTGGACAAGCTATGCGTATTATTTGTGATGATATGGGTAGACCAATATGCAAACTTCATGGTTTGCGTATGTTAGATCCTGCAATATTCACTAAATTGCCTTTTGCATCAACTGATAGCACCAATATTGGTAGAAATGTAGGAATTGATAAAAATTGGAAAAACGGCAATTATCCACCCCCAACTAAAGAAGCTAGAGCACAAGTAATGCGGTCTAGAATTGAAGCCCATAACGCACCAGCAACATGGAATTTTATGCAAGTTGAACAGGATAATTTATTTTGAAATTAACGCAAACATTTATATTTGAAGCCGCACACACTTTAAAGGCTAGGTATATTGATGTTCATACCAAAATGCAATCTGAAAACATACATGGGCATACCTATACCGCCAGCATATCGGTTAGGGGTGAACCTGATGAAAACGGCATGGTAAAAGATTTTGGACATTTTAAATGGGCTATTGATGCTGTTAAATTACAGCTTGACCACAAATTTTTAGATAATGTTGAAGGATTGGGCAGACCAACTATGGAAAACCTATGTTTATTCATAGCGAATTACCTTAAAAGCGTAGATGGTTTATGTGAAGTAACCGTTGAAAGAATCGCATCAGGCGATAAATGCACATTGGAGATTGAATAATGTTAAAACTAACCGAAGAATTTTTAATTCTTAAATTACTTTGCAAGATGTATGACGATGCCCTAAACCGCAAAGACTTTACCCAAATGCTAGAGATTAGCGTAGACATTGCTGAATCTGCGGAAAAGCTAGAACAAATGACCGTAGACCACATCAATGGCCACTAAGCATGACAAAGAAAAATACAGAAAAATTGCTGAATTGGGATGCTCATTATGTAGGTATCTCCAGCTTGGTGAAACGCCAGCGGAACTGCATCACATTAGACGAGGTGGCGTTAGAAGCAAGTCGCCTGTTATTCCGCTCTGTACCTACCACCATCGAGGATCAAATACCAGTATTCACGGAATGGGTCGTAAACGGTTCGAGCAAGAATACGGAATCACGGAAGAACAGTTGTTGGAGAAAACGGAAAGTCTTATTGCATGAGTAGTTGGCTAATCATCCTCACAGGGGCTATATACGCTTATATCGCTGGAGAACAAGTTTATAAAGGCAATGTATGGTTAGCCGTTATTTATAGCGGATATGCTTTTTCAAATGTTGGTTTGTATATGTTAGCTAAATAATGTAAAATGGTGCAATGCAACATTTAATAGGAGATTGCTATGTATACATTTGATGAGCAGATTAAAAAGTATGAAGAAGTCTTAGACCGCACCCAGCAGATGTATGAATTTTGGTACAACTGCGTATTGTCTACGATGAAAGACTTTTACAAGTTTGGTAAATAAAGGTTACCTTTTGCAACCTTGAGCCGTATTGATTTACGGTTCAAAGTTCCAATCCGTCAAAGCCCATTTCAAAAGCTACAATCTTGCACCGCCTACGAAATTCTGCGGAATGATGTAACCATTTGTCACCTTTTAAACGGTGAAAACTCATGTGAACCATCTCATGTGCCAAAGTTGTGAGCATAGTGTAATAATGCCCACAGCGAGCAGAAGAAATCGTAATAGAGTGTTCATAGTCACCGCCTGTATCGTATGTATAAGTTCCCATAGCATCTTTGTCAGGAACAATTGAAAATTCTACTTCTTCAGGTAAAGGCATTTTCCATTTAGTAAATGGATAAAGACAGCTTAGGCTGGCATACGCATTGCGGATAACTTCAGGATTTAGCTTCATATTTTATGAATTTGACCCCTAAACTCATATTCATCTTCTCCTGAAACCATAAACATTTCAGGCATTAACATTCTGCCATTTTCCCACGATAACAAAACCCCACCACTCCGCCAGTCGACTGGGGAATCCTCGGTGTAATGCACGAAAGCGTCAGAATGAATGTCTGCAAGCGTTCCAGTCTGAACACCCCACCTTGTACCCATGTTAAAAGCTGGGTTTAAATCGGTTACAGGAAACACGCTTAGATTGTGGGTATGGCCCGTAATGTAGTTGATCCCCGATTGCAAGGCATTGGCTCTTGTAGCCCCGAATCCACCCTTCCAACGATGTTTTATGCAAGTATCCTCATTTACATAGAATGACCAGCATGATTTCCATAGGGGAAAATGGTCTTTTAGGGAAAACCCTTGTATTCCCTCATAAGATGTAGCACCGCTATTGGATAAAAATGTTTCAAAACGGGCATCGTGATTACCAAGACACCAAATTAAGGGAGTATCTTTTCTAGCCGCCTTTTCAATACCACCCATCATTTCTTGACAAGCTTCTAATTCTTCCTTGACAGTAGGGGTTTGTGACCATTGGATTCGCTTGTGGGAACTATTTTGACTTCCATCGAACATATCTCCGTTAGCCACAATCGCTTTCAATTCACCCTTAAATTGACCAATAATCTTTAATAATGCTTTATAAGCTGGGGTTACTTCATTAGGCTGAAAATGGGCATCGCTAAAAACCACAATTCTGCCTTTATCTTTGATTTCAATACCCCTACGCACATGGCCTGTGGTCTGCTCTATCTTTTTAATTTGTTTTGTTTGATTGTATCGAGCGTCTTTGGTGGTCGGTAATTCAATGCCTAACCTAAATTCTATGGATCTGCGTCTGTTATATACTGAGCGTATATCGCATTTGAGTTCTTTTGCTACATCGCTAGGACTTCCAATTTTTTTCCAAAGAGTTATAAACTCTTGATCACTAAGCCAATAACCTTGCATAATTGCCTTTTGGTGTAAAGTTAGCCAATACTAATCTATTTTAATGGAAAATCAATGACATACGCACGAATTGATAGTAACCACAAGGAAATAGTGGCGGCATTAAGACAAGCTGGTGCATCAGTCTTATCTTTAGCCGCAATGAAACACGGCTGTCCAGACATTTTGGTGGGATTCGGTAATGAAACCATGTTAATGGAAATCAAGCGTGATTCTAAATCTAAATTTACACCTGACCAATTAAAGTTTATGGCAGATTGGAAAGGTGGCCCAATCAGTCGTGTAGATAGCGTTGATGCCGCATTAAGAGCACTAGGAGTAATTAAAAAAGTGTTATAAAATACACTAAAAGGAGCGTTTCATGGAAAAGTCGATGGCATTATTTTTAGCAACATTGCTACATTCGGGTACAAACACCCACTTTTTCCATTGGGCTACCAAGTCCTACGCTAAACACAAGACACTCGGCCATTTTTATGAAAATATTATCGATCTGACCGATCAATTGGCCGAGTGTTATTTCGGCATTTATGGGCAGATTACCCAGTTTCCAAGCACATACCACCAGCCTAAAGAACCGCTGGCATACCTACAATCCCTACAATCTTTTGTAAAAGATGCTCGCCAAGACTTGCCACAAGATTCAGAAATTGTGCAATTGATTGACAATATCGCCCAAGAGATTGACACAACCATCTATTTACTTAAATTTAAAGGTTAATATGCCACTCGATAAATCAGGATCAGCCGAATCGGTTGGAAAAAACATTAAAGCTGAGGTCAAATCAGGTCGTTCTAAAAAGCAAGCCGTAGCTATTGCTCTCAATGTTGAGCGTGAAAACGCCAAAGGTGCAAGAAAAGCTAAGGTAGAAGATGCTTACGCTAAGTATGTAGAAGAAAAGTAATGAATCGTAAAGATGCCATTCGTGCCGCTATAGA